CCTAAATGTACACTAGTGAGTAGGTGTATACTTTTCAACGATAGGTCTTTGGGGCGGTTTCTTCCCTTAGTTATTTTTTATAACTCGGAAATATTTTCGGGTTGGTGTTGAAAACCTGTCGTTGTTCCGAATATTCTGTTCGTCGGGTTTAACGGCCCGAGTCGGAAGTAGTGCTCCGACAGAGTTACCAATCGACGCGCAAAATGTCCTCCGTTCGCCATTGGTATGTCTGTTTTTTCTGCCTCTGCTCGGCTTTTGAACCCTTCTCAGTTCAAAATTTAATACGAGGATCAGTTATGGCACGTGGCCGCAAAGTTATTACGTTCGAGGAAGTCGAAGTACTTGAGCAGTGGACTTCGAAGAAGAAGGGTACGCCGTGTACCAAGGTTGGTTGGAATTCGAAGGAGGGTTCTGGCCAACAGATTTTCTATGGGGAGGATGAGCTTAAGGAACTGGCGGAAGGTACCATAATCTCGATTAAGGCTTCGGAGCGCGATGGTTTTTATGGCGTTATCGAGCTTGAGGTGCATGGCAAAGTCAGAGCGAAAGCTTCGTCGGCTGCTTAGATCCTCGATTCGCTCTCTGGTGTTGCGTTGTGTGAAAGTGTCGCTTCGCCAGGGGGCGTTTTCTTTTTAATCCTTGGGGGTTGTTGTGATTTCTTTTTGCGTCGTGTTTTTCTTGGCGTGTTTGGCGCTGGGTTTTGGTATTTGTCAGTGGTTCGATTTGAAAGGTGAAGCCGTGGATAAACAAAAGTTGGGCGTTGAGTTGGACGTTGAAATGTACGCGGCGGCGGAGTTGTTTTGGGGCTCGGCTGGAGAGCTGAAAGAAGGTTGCACGCTGGAGGCGCACTTTGGCAAGGATCTGAGTGATCAGACTGGTTTTTTGCTTTGTGACAATGCGGAGGCGTTGCGATTCGCGTCGGGTTTTTTCGCGGCGTTTATGGTGCAGGTTGAGACGATTTTTAACGTGGAGATGATTGAGATGTCGAAGGAGCTTGAGCTCGCAGCGGACGGGGTTGCGTTGGGTTTTGAAGATGCTTCGGACGAGCTGGTTGTGTTCGAGGACTGATCGAAGCTAGGAAATTTTGTGCTGCTTTTTCGGCGCTGTACTGTGCTGCTTCTTGGAATTTTTTATTGGTGTTCATAATGGCTCTCTCTGGTGGAATTGATTATTTGAAAGGTCGGGTATTCGGTAGCTTAGCCGATAGTGAGATTTTCGAAAAACTCGAAGTGTGCAAGCAACTCGCGCATGATCGATCGGAAAAGGTTTTCGCGAGGTTCGGCGGGCTTGAATTCGCTGTTTGCGGCCATGCTGGCGGAGGCGTCGGTAAAGAGTCGGTGAAGTTCTGGCTGGAGTGGTGCGGGCTTCGTTTTGGCGTTGTGGGCGAAAAGTACAGCGACGATTCAAAGGTTGCGTTGGGTTGGTTCGAGGTGAGGGGCGAGCCGCTTAGTCGGCTTGGTTACGTCAACGTTCGGGTTTTGCTGCAGCAGGCGTTTAAGGCGTTGGGATGGCTCGATGATAGGACGAAATTGACAAGGGTTGACATTCGGCACGACTTCGATTTTTTTACGCCGCAACAGATTCATGCTGCGGCGGTAGCTGGCAAGATGGTGACTCGGTTTAGTTCGTACATCACTTACGGCACAGATCCGGCGAACGTTCAGACGGTGCAGCTCGGCAAGCGGGGTCAGAGTAGCGTACTTACTCGGATTTACGACAAGATAGCGGAGGCTGGGAGTAGCGAGACCAAGAAGCTTTTCGTAAAGGATGTTCTCTGTGGTGGCGAGGAAGTCGAAACGCTTACGCGGGTTGAGTTCGAGCTGTCTCGGGATGCACTGTTGAAACACGGCGTTGACTCGCTTGACGATTTAGAGGGTGGGGTAGGGCGGCTTTGCGAGTACCTGACCACGGAATATTTGCGGATGTCTTCGGACGTAGTGGACAGAAAAAACACGAGTCGAGCGAGGGTATCCAAGGGCTGGGAGACAGTGTCGGGGTCATTTGCTGACTGGTCGTCCAAGTTCCTGGCCAAGCCGCAAAAGGTTGTGAAACGGAGTACTCAGACGTTTAACCAGGCTAAAAATACTGTGGTCGGTTACTTGGCCAAGATGTTTGCGCTCGGCAACCGGTCGGTTGTTAATGCGTTTCCGGTGTCGGCCGGTATCCATGAGATCTTCGACGAGTTCGAATTGTCGGATTTTCAGGCTAGGGTCGACGACAAGGCGAAAGAGTTTGACTGGGTCGGCGACGCGGAGCGTGCTCTGTGGGGTCCTCCTGGACAAAGGTTTATGGAATTTGCTCCGTAGGGTTAATTTAGTGTTTATTTGTATATTAGTGGACGAAAAGGTCCGATAATGTTTTAGGAGTGCAAAGTGGTTGAGTACGAAAGTCCGTTTGCGGTAGTTGTGCACGCTTGGTTAATTGGTCTGACGGTACACATGGCTTTGCATTTCGTTATTTTGCCTACGGCTACTAAGCTGTGGGATTTCGCGTTGGGTCCAAAAAATGGATCTTAATTTACAGGGATGTTTTTATGTTGAATGTTTTCAGTGGTTTGTTTGGTCAGGCTGTGCCGGATATCGGTGTTGACGTTGGTAGTCTCGTGACTAATGGCATTACTGCTCTTGGTGCGGTGGTTGCTGTTGCCGTTGGTGGCTATGCGGCGTTTCTGATTGTTAAGCAGGGCTTGATGTGGTTGCGTACTGCTTTGCGTCCTTAGTCGTTGATGCCACTTTGTTTGCCGCATCGTGACCAGTGTTGGTTCGGTGCGGTTTTTTTTGGTTTTAACTTTGAGTTTTGGAAGTAGGTGAGCTGTGGTGAGGGCTGTTTTGATTTGGCTTCTGTTTGCGGTTGGTACGGTTTCCGGGCAGGAGTTTAATGGAGTCGATGTATCGGGTGGAACGGGTGCTGGTACTGATGTCGCGAGTTTTAGCGATGCGGTGCAAGGCGTGGATTTTTCTGGTGCGTCGGGAGCTGGCACTCCTACGCCTGGAGAACTCGGCATTGTTTCTGTGCCGGATATCGGTGTCGATGTTGGGTCGTTGCTGGGGTCTGCTGTTGAAACGTTGGGATCGGTCGTGGCGGTGGCGGTTGGTGGTTTCGTGGCGTTTCTGATTGTTAAGCGGGGATTGGTTTGGTTGGGTACGGCGTTGCGTCCCTGACTGGTTTTGTGTTCCGGGGCGAACCGTATCGTTGCTATTCGCTTCGGTACGGTTTTTTTATGGTGGTGTGTGATGTCTGAGTTTGAACTTGAGTTGTTGGCTAGGCTGTTTTGGTTTCAGCGGATGTTCATGGCCTTGCTTTTCCTTATTGGCCTCGGAGTAGGGGGCGTGACGTGGATTTGTGTGTTGTTCGCTAAGAATTCTTCAAGATTTTGGTAGGTGTAAATATGTGGAAATCTGTAGTTGTTTTGTTGTTGTTCGGTTCGTCAGCTTTCGGCCAGGATGAGGAGCCGTTTGGATTGTTTGTGTTCGGCGAAGCGGAGCAGGGGAGTACGATTGAGGATCTTAGGGGAGCGATTCAGGAGGGAGAGTTTTCTGACAGCCCTAGTTCGTCGGTACCGGAACCGGAGTCTGGCGACGTAACTGTGGGGCCGGGGCATGATGCCGGTGGTGTCAACTTGCCGGTTGGTCAGTTGGACGAGATAGGTTTCGATTGGGGTCCGTTGTACGCGAGACTTTTGTCGTTGTCTGGGCAGGTTAGGAGTAAGTTTGGAATTGATCTGTTTACGTTTGCGAATGCTGCGGATCTGCAGCCGCTTCGTTTTAGCTTTCCGGTTATAGGTAGTGTCGTTGTACCGATAGTGCCGGATCACGTTTCGGATCCGTTTTTGAGATCGGCGGCTTCGGTGTTGGTTGGTTTTTTTCGTTATTTTGTTTCTTTGGTTTTTACGTGGCTGGGATTTGTTCGAATTGTTAAATCGTTTGCGGAGGTTACTTGATGTTCAGGCTAGTAGTGGTTTTGAGGTTCGTTGTTGTTTGGTTATTTCTTTGTCAGGTTTCGTTCGTTAGCGGACAGGAAAATGCTCAGAAGGCGTTTGAAGTTGGCTGGCTTAGGTTGGACGGTACGGTCGGGGTTTCGTCTGCTTGGCGCATAACTGGTTTGTGTCCGACGGATGAGGGGACGGAGTATGAGTTTGATGGTCAAGGTTTTCGAACTGCCGCGTTGGTCGTCGCTTGGTACGATTCGTCCTTGGGTTTTATCGGAGGATCGACGCAGGCTGACGACGAAGTGGTTAGGTACGTGGCGCCGCCGAACGCTTTTTTTGTGCGGTTCGCTGGAACTGAGGCGTCCGATCCTAGCGTCATGCAGTTCGTTGGCGTGGAGGATAACGAGGAGCGGGACTTTGTTGTGATTGATATGGTAGGTGATAACGTTGAGCCGGATGAGTTTGTAACGGTGTTTGAGCAGCCGACGGGACCGGGGGGCGATGTAGGTGATAACGTTGAGCCGGATGAGTTTGTAACGGTCTTTGAGGAGCCGGCGGGACCGGGGGGCGATCTTGTCAATCAGATTGGTGATTTGCCTACTGGTCCAATAACTGGTGGCGTCGATGGTAGTTCGTCGACTGGTGGGGACGTCTCTGTTGGGGAAATTGAGGAGCAGTTAGAGAGTGGGGAGGGCGGCGGCTCGTTGTTCGATATTTTTTGCAGAGTCCTTGCTTGGTTTCTGGAGTCATTAACCGGTTGGCTCGTTGAGTTGGTTGAGGGAGTTTGGCGGGCGTTTTGGGATACAGTGTACACTGTCGTTTTGGTTTTTCTTCTCGGTGCTTTGGAACTGATCTCGTTGCTTTGTGGTTCCATTCCTGATGGTTGGCATGAGACGTTGGGCGGTGTTGCTGAGGTTTCGTCGGGTTTGATGGCTGTGGCTCGTGTCTATTTGCCGCTCGATGTTATTGGGGCTGTGCTCACTACGGTCGTAGGTTTTCTGTACGCGGTTTGGTCGTTGCGTTTGGTTATTAAGTTGATTCCAACAATTGGGTGATATGATGAAAAGGCACACGACGCAGTTGCTTACGGCGCCGGCCGGCACGGGCAAAAGTTATATGGTGACTCGGGATTTGGTGGACGAGTTTCTGCCTTCGGGCTCTGGCGTTGTTTTTTGCAACATGCCTTACGGTTTGGTTCCGGAGTCGCATAGTTCTCCGCCTGAGTATCTTGGCGAAACGTTTGCGGAACGGATAGGGGCGTATGTGGCAAGGAAGTACGGCGGTGACGCTGAAGATATCGCTGCTCGGATAGAGATAATTCCTGACGATGTTCTGAAGTCTTGGATGCGCGACGGTGGCGATGATTACAGTGGGCCGTGGGAATATTTTGAGGGAGTGGAGCTGTCGAACGCTTTGATAATAATTGATGAGGCACATAATTTTTGTGGTCGCACGCATGGTAAGGATAAGAAGCGTCGTTGGATGGAGTTCTGCGGAGAGTTGCGGCATAGGGGGCATTCGTGCATACAGTTCGTCACTCAGTCGCCTAATAAATTGGCCAAGGAAATTATCGACGAGGCTGGTAAGCGCCAGGCTTTGGTCGATGCTGAGGAGGAAAGGGACCCTTGGTTTGGTATCCAGATGTTTTATTGGTACGAGCTGCGAGCTAAAATTTTTGGTACTTATCGCAGTTGTTTTGTTCGGCTGGATTTGAGAGACGTAGACGGCAAGAAGACCCAGAGTCACGTTAAGCGAGTGCCTAGGCTGCAAGAGATTTTTGCGTTGTACGATTCTTTTAATGCGACTGCTGGCGGTGATGCTGGGTCGGCGGGCGAACAGAAGCGCGAGTATGAGAAACGTGGTTGGTTGTCGTTTCTTTGGTGGTTTTGTTCTCGGAATGCTTCTTCTTTTTTTAAGCCGATTATTGTGGTGTCGCTTATTTATTTGTCGCTGTTTCACGGTCGGCAAGCGTTCGGCGTGTTTACGAAGTATGTAGGCTCAGCGGTTGCTCCGAAGTCTGTCGCTCAAGATAAGCCTGGCATTGCTGAGTCGGTTCCTGTTGTCGGGGTGGCTCGGGTTGAGGAGGAAGTGGCAGAGGAAGTTACGCCGTTGTGGGTGCTGAGAGTTGTTACGCCGGATACAGCTACTTTCAATGATGGTGTTGTGTTGTCTTTGGGTTCGGATGTTGTTGGAGGTGATTTCGATGGTTACGTGGTTGAAGATATTGATTTCGCGGCTAGGTCTGTTGCTTTGTTTGACGGTGTTTCTTCTGTTCGTTTTTTGCTCGGCAGGGTGTACAAGCCCGAGACGGGTTCAAAAGCCGCCACTTCAGCCGTTGCATCGCCTGGCGGAAGCGAAACTAAGGGACAAGCCAAGTGAGAAAGAATCGTCTTATTCGTGTACTATATCTGCGGATGGCCAGCCGCTTTATTTGTTCGCTCGTCAGTTGGCTAGTCAGTCTGGCGTTTCGATCGTTGTTCAAGAGTCGTTAGAGAATTCGTTGGTGTCTTTAGAGGTTAGGGATCAGGATATTGGCGACGTTATCGCGACGGTTGGTAGGCGGCTCGGCACGGAGGTTACGCGAACTGGTGATTTGTATTTTATTGGTGATTTGAGGCCTGAAGATCGTGGTGTGTATGTGACGCGTCTTGGTGATCTTCCGCCGGATGATTTGTCGCAGATAGCGGCGTTACTTTTGTCAGAGACCGGCAGGTCTTTTGTTTCTGAGTCTGGTGTTGCGGTTGTGGCCGACAAGGTTGAGGTGTTGAGTCGTGTGGCGGAGGCGTTTGAAAAAGTTAAAACGCGTGATAGGGATACCTGGCTAATCCAATTCCATGTTGTGGAGACTTCGGCGAATCATGAGGAGCAAGTCGGTGCGGAGTCGTCTGCTAATTTTGGTCTTTCGGTGAGCTATCCTGGGGGCGGAGGCGCTTTTGGTGCGTTGGACGTCGCGTTGGAAAATGTTCGGGACGCCGGTAGTTCGGTGTTGGTAGCGGAACCTGTTTATTTGGTTAATGATGGCCAAGCGGTTTCGTACGTTAGGGGCCAGGAATTTCCTGTTACCACGACTACAACTTCGAGGGAAGGTTTTGTGCAGACGTCCGTCGATTATCAGTCGGTTGGCTCTACGATCGAGGCAAGTATAAGGTCTCTTGGAGGAGACGCTGCAGTTCTTACGGTTGCGATCGATGATCAGCGGTTGACGGAGGAGAATATCAGCGGATTCCCGATCATTGATGGCTACCAGTTCCGTGATGTTGTTGACGTGGTTTCGGGTGGTACGTATTTGCTGACGACTTTTAATCGTAAAGAATCTAGCGAGGCAGAGCGTTTGGGGTGGTCGGTGTTTCGTCGTGATAGTTTTAGTGTGACGGTGTCGCAAGTCTGGTGTCGCGTTTACCGGGTTGGCTCGAAGGGTGTTGAGGCGGATGTGTTTGGTGAAGCGGCCGCCGGCGAGCCGGGTCGGAGCGGCTTGAGCGTAGACCCGGGCGAGCCGGCGGCCGATCTCGATGAGTTGACGATTCTAGACACTTTTGAGATACCGCCGGTGTCGGATCTCGGGGTCGAGTAGGTCATTTGGTGACCGGCCTGACTTCGATCAACCAATCGACTGTTGAGCAAATCAGGAAGAATTCTGCTAATGTTAACGGCGTATCGCCTCGGAGCTTTCGTTGTATCCAACGTCGGTTGTGTCCTAGTAGCTCGCCCAGCTCCGTGAGGCACCAGCCGGTTAGCTCGATGTGGTTTCCTAGGCGATCTAGTAGAATTGCTTCCTGCATGTTGGCGTTTAGTTGTTCGAGCGTTTGCATTTTTTGCCTCGGTTTTGTGCTTTTTTTGTCAAAATTGGTTTGCGCCCTACCCGCTCTCGCTCTTTAAGTTGGCTTTGGGAGGGTCGTTGGCTTGCTTCGGGCAAAGCTCGGCTTTAGATTTTGCGTCATCGTTTTCCCTGGCTAACCTGGTTTTCCTGGGAAACCGATCTCGCTCGATCCAAACGTTTTTTTCGGTTTTTTGAAGGCAGTTGCAAGTTTGCGTTTTCGTTCTGCGATCGGTGGAAATTGGATAAGGTTTTCGGTCACTTGCTGGCGGTTGGCTTTAGATGGCTTCGTCTCTTGAATCCAGCAAAAAGGATTGGTCGCTGTCTCCATTCGCCTAGCGGCAAAACCTGTTTGAGGGCAGGGGAGGGAAGTGAGACTAACAAATTTTTGGGATTCGCTGGGCATGGGCCCCGACAATTTTTAGGCGAGCGGACCGACCCGACTCTCTAACTCGAGTTCTCTTTAAATTCCGTAAGGGTCAAAAACGTTCTTGGCGATAGCCGAAAATAAATCACCCGATAGGGTACGGACGGCAAGCGGTGTTCCGCCAGGTGGCTCGTCGCATTGGGTTTTGTATCCTCGATGATGATTGGTCATTGTGGCAACCGCTGGGGACCGTATGCGGCCGGCGTCGATTCATTTGGGTTTGTGTTCCGCTACGTTTGGCTCGTCACTAGTGGCTGTGTGCGGAGCTGCCAGCGGGGGCATGCACGGCGACCACGTGGCGGAGGTGGGCACTGAAAGTGGTGGGTAAGATGCAAGCCCCCGACCTAGTAACACGGGGGCTATAAATAGTAATTAATGGATGATTTGTTGGGAAAAATGGTTTTGAGTGCTGAAGTCCAAAAGCTTGCAGAGTATGAACGTGGCCGGCGTTTATTGGTGTGTGGTGAAAGAACGGTTACTGCATGAAAAAACCCAACAACTCTTTCGAGCTGCTGGGTCTCATCCGTGAATGGATCGGCTCCGGCGTAGAAGCCGTAACGTTGAGCGTTTCCGATCGGGTAGTGAATCCGATCAACCGAACATTGTCGCTGGTAGCGTTTTGCGGTCAACACGGATAAATTCCAAAAATATTTTGGTGGATTTTACCGGCGTATTCTTTCGCATTAGTTTTATAGCGGTTTTGCTTTGCTTGCAATGTCGGTTTCGTTCGCTGCGATCGCCGAAAATGAAAATGTGGCTGAAACCCGAGGAAAACGGGGCAATAACCGAACATAAGAAACATT